TTGTTAATCCTATCTAAAAATTTATCTTTGTCAAATAATGGCTTCCCATCATTATTTTTAGGACTTATTTTAGTAAATTCTTTCGCAAAAATATCAGCTATATATTGATAAGGATGTTCAAAATTATGTATCCAATTTTCTTCATTTTTAAACTTCTTTACAGTATCAGCGATAAATTCAAAATGTCTTTTTTGAAAAACAGGATTCTTATATGAGGTCTTATTACCCCATGTTGGATTTTCTTGTTCTTCTAAATGCCATGCGCTACTTTTACTCATAAATACCTCCTAATATTCACTTGCTTTCATTATAGTTAAAACCCTAGTGGTTTTATCTGGATCAGATTTATCTTCACTATGATATTTTAAATCATTATCGTAGTAATCAATCTTCCAAAATATTTTAATATCTTCTTCATCAACAAACGACCCAAAATCATGTTCGCCATGAGGATCATTGTCTATGTTAAATTTGTTAAAATTCCTAACTCTGTTAAGAATATACATTTGTTGTTGATCAGGCATTTCTGAAACACCTTTACTAAATACTATTTGATCTTTCCTTTCTGATTCAGGAAGATTTTTACGATAGTACAATCCATATAAAATCTTATCTCTTAACTTATCATTAAGTTCAGCGACTCTTTCTGTATTCATTATTTACTCTCCATTATTTTGCTAGACATAACGACCTTGTTGTCGCTAGTTCTAACTTCGGTTGTATTGTCAAGATACCATATCTTAAACAAATCTCTTGTTTTACCATTAAAGTATTCGGTAAATTTTTTTATTCTTTTAAAAGGTTTTTTAATTATCATACTTCTCTCCAATATTTACCTTTCACTACAAATCTTTTGTACCAAGTAACAGACTTATCTACTTCTATAAATCTTTCTTTAAATAGTTTTTTAATCTGTCCTCTAACTGTCCAATGTGAAGTTTCAGGATTTAGTTTTATTATAGCTTGTATAAAAGCATTTTTCTTAACCTTATTCTCATTAATAAAGTTAGAAACCGATTTCTTTATATCTAAATGTATGTCTTTTCTTTTTGGTTTTCTTGATGTTGATACATAAGATGATGAAATTGTTTTTTTAACTTCTTCATTTCTTTTAATTTCTGAATCAATAGATTCTTCTGTATCGCTTGTTAGAACAAAATAATATTTACTAGGTGGTTTTGATACATCTAGATAATGTTCTGATTTATGTTTTTCAGCAATATCCATTTTTTCTTTTGTGGTTTTTGCTATAACTGACTTTCCTTTATAATCATAAATTCCTAAATCAGTTTCGTATTGTTTAAGCCAACTCATTTTACTCTCCATTGTTAAGTTATTATTTATTTATTAAAAATTTGAATTTCGCTATATCTAACAGATTCAAATTCTTCATATTTTTTATTAGCGCCAAAAGAACTAATATTTAATTGTATATCAACGATCTCATTATCACTTGATATATTAATTACTTTACCAACTTCGCCGGTATCTAATTTAATATAATCGCCTTTTTTGATTTTCATTTTTTTCTCCATTTGTTTAATCATATAAATATATTAAGGGTTTCTTAAGGTAATTCCAAGCATAATCAGAATTAATTTGACAAGTAAAAAACCAAGGATTACAAGGGTTTTTAGGGAAATTTTTTTTATTATAGTTTTTTTCCTCCTATAAGGCGGTGTTTTCTCTCCATTACATCGCCTTTTTTTAGGTTATGAATGAATCAATATTGCAACAGCAAATAGTCCTTTATTTACAATCAAAACAAGATAAATACTTCTTTAGGTTTTTTCATTGTCCAAATGAGGGAAAAAGAAAACTTTGGTATTTGAAAAAATTAAAAGCAATGGGTTTAAAAAATGGAGTACCAGATTTGATATTAGAATTTCCAAAAAGTAAATTTGTTTATTGTGAAATTAAAATGCCGAAAGGTAGATTAAGTCCTGCACAAAAGCATTGGAAAGCTGTTTCTAATATATTGGGCACTCCTTTTTTTATAATTCAAGGAACTTTTGATGAATGTAAAAAACAAATTGATTTAATCTTCAAAGATTATGAATATTCAGAAATACGAAAAAATGTTAGATGAAAATTTAACAAATAGATATATTAAAATTGTAGAAGAAAATCGTTTATGGTTTTTTAGATATAAAGAATGTTGTAAAGAAGCAGCATTAAAAGAAATGGAGAAAAATAATGACAAAAATAAAAATGTGGAAGTTCGGTATTAGTCCAGATAAATTTATTGCCGATTGTGTAGATCTTACAGATGATGAGATTGGAAAATATTTTAGGTTTTTGTGTTATGCTTGGAAGAATGAATCACATTTACCAGATGACATTGATAGAATTAATAGAATAGCAAAAAATCCTGATTTAGAAACGACCAAATATATTTTAGAAAGATTTTTTGAAAAAGATAAACTTGGTTATTATTGCCCAGCACAATTAGAGGAATGGAATTGGGTACAGGAAAAATCTAATAAAGCGACTGAATCAGCTAATAAAAGATGGGATATGCGTCCGCAAACCAAACGCAATGCTAATTATAGTAATAGTCATAGCAATAGTAAGATAGAATATACTGATGATTTTAATTTAGTATGGAGTAAACTAGAAGTTAAAAGAGGTGGTAAAAAACAAGCATTTAGTGCTTATCAAAAATTATCTGAACCTGATAAAGACAAAATTATTAATAATTATAATTTTTTAATATCAACTATTAGTGATCCTCAATATTATCCTCATTTTAGCAGTTGGTTAAATGGCGATAGAATGGATGAAGATATACATTTAGGGGAACAAGCAATAAGAAAATTAAATAATCTTGATAGTTCTCATAAGTATATTGGGTTTGTAGATAATAAACATAAATTTTTATATGATATGGGATTCTCTAAAGAAAATGTTTATTATGATAAAAAAGGTAAAAAAATAAATGGTTAATTTAAGAATATTATCTTTAGGTGCTGGAGTTCAATCTACTACATTAGCTTTGATGATAGAAAAAGGCGAAGTACCAATGGTGGATTGTGCTGTATTTTCAGACACTATGTCAGAACCTAAAGCAGTATATAAACATCTTGATTGGTTAGAACAAAATGTATCATTTCCCATTTATAGAATATCTAAAGGAAATTTAGCCGAAGATATCATTGAGGGAATAAATGGTAAGTATAAATATTTATCTATACCTGTTTATACAGTAAATAAAGCTACAAAGAAAAAGGGTTTATTACGAAGACAATGTACAAATGATTATAAAATTCAACCAATTATAAAAAAAATTAGAGAATTATTAGGTTATAAAAAAGGAGAACGAGTAAAAAAAGGAACAAAAGTAGAAATGCTAATGGGTATTTCCATTGATGAAATTGTTCGTATGAGAGATAACAGAATGAAATATATACAAAATGTTTATCCTTTAATTGATAAAAATATAAGAAGATATCAATGTTTAGAATGGATGGAAAAAAATAATTATCCAAAACCTCCTAGAAGTGCTTGTACCTTTTGTCCATATCATTCAAATATTGAATGGTTAGAAATTAAAAAAAATAAAAAAGAATGGGATGAAGTAGTAGCTTTAGATAATGCTATTCGTTATGGAACAAAAAAAAAAGAAGATGCAGTTTTTCTTCATAAAAGTTGTGTTCCTATTGAAGAAGCAGATTTAGAACCTAATAAAGACCAGCAAGATTTATTTAATGATATTTGTGATGAGGGTATGTGTGGTATATAATTATATTATGGAAGATAAAAAGGATAATTTATTTAAAATGTATTTTACTATTCAAGAGTTGAATGGCAAATTTACAGGGTTTATTCAAATTGGTGGATTTGATACAGAAGAAGAAGCTAAATTATATTTGTCAAATTATGCTAAAAATGATAGCTATTCGGAAATTATAACAGAATTACCTACAATTCATTAATGAAAATAGAATTAACAGATATAAATAAAATAATTCCTTATATAAATAATCCTAGAAAAAAATTAAATTCTGAAAAAGTTGCTAGTTCTATAAAAGAATTTGGTTTTCAACAACCAATAGTAGTAGATAAATCAATGACTGTAATTGTTGGCCATACTCGTTTAGAAGCTGCAAAAAAACTTGGACTAAAAAAAGCTCCTGTAGTTATTGCTGATTTACCACCTTTAAAAGCTAAAGCATACAGAATAGCAGATAACAGACTTAATGAAGATTCAGAATGGGACTTTCCTTTATTAAATTTAGAATTTACAGATTTGTTAGATAACCATTATGATTTAGATAACCTGGGATTTAACAATAAAGAACTAGAAAAATTAATAACAAATAATTCTCAGGGACTTACAGATGAGGATTTAATTCCAGAAAAACCCAAAAAACCTAAAACAAAATTAGGTGATATTTATAAACTAGAAAAACATATATTGTTATGTGGTGATGCTACAAAAAAAGAAGACTATGAAAAACTTATGAAAAACAAAAAGTCAGATATGGTATTTACTGATCCGCCTTACGGATTAAATTATAAATATAATTCCTATATAGATGTTGTTGGTCACGAATATTTAAATTTTTGTGATCAATGGTTCTCTTTATTACAAGAATACACAGAATTTATATTTTTAACTGCTGGTTGGAAATATAATGATTATTGGATTAGTAAAAAACCAACAGATATGTTTTATTGGATCGCTAAAAACAAACATAGTGGTGGAAAATTATCGCATTTTAGAAAAATTGAACCTATATTTTTATTTGGAAATCCTAAAAATAAAAAAAAATATGATATAGATTATTTTGATTTTAATAATGAATATAAAAGTTTACCTGATGGGCCAGACAAACATACTTGTCCTAAACCAGTAAAATTTGTTAAAGAATCTTTAAAAATATTAGAAAAAAATAGTATTGTTTTAGATCCTTTTTTAGGTTCAGGAACAACTATTATTGCTTGTGAACAAACTAACAATATATGTTATGGAATGGAATTAGACCCAGCTTACTGTGATACAATTATAAAAAGATGGCAAGACTACACAGGAAATAAAGCAAAAAAAATATAATTATTGATTACTTTTATAAAATTATTTAAAAGAAACTTACCTACACTCTAGGGAAAAGAGGATTAGATATGGCAAGACCTAAAAAGTATAATATTGATAAAAAACAACTACAAAATTTAGCAAGACTTGGTTGTACTAATATAGAAATAGCAGATTTCTTTGGTTGTGATGAAAGCTTAATTAGACATAGTTATTCCGAATTTCTGATAAAAGGGAGGTCAGAGCAAAAAATGAGGTTAAGACAGCTTCAATGGAATAGTGCTGAAAGAGGAAATATTGTTATGCAAATCTTTTTAGGAAAAAATTTATTAGGTCAAACAGATAAAATAGAAACAACTAACTTAGAAAAACCTTTGCCTTGGTCGTATGACGATTAATGCCACTTACTACACCTCAACAAAAAGTAATAGATAGTAAATCAAGATTCAGGGTTTTAATTTCTGGTCGTAGATTTGGCAAAACATTTGTCGCAATAAATGAATTAGCAAGATTTGCTCGTTTTCCAAATCAAAGATGCTGGTATGTAGCTCCTAGTTATAGACAGGCAAAACAAATAGTTTGGAATGATTTAAAAGAAAAAATAATAAAACATAGATGGCATAG